GTAAATTTTGAAGCATTTAATTTTGCCATTTACATGCCGCTCTGCTGTTGTTGCTTCAAATTCTCCTCTTCAATATATTGTTGTAATAAAGTGAGATAAACTTCCCTCTCCCAGGGTATCATATTTTCTAGTTCTGTTAATGAATATTTATGATACTGCATCAAGGCAAAATTCACTTTATAGTATGACGCAAGATCAGCGTGCGCCATACCTACCCGAAAAAACTAGAAAGTCCCTCCAGAACGACTTCACTCTCAACCTCAGTATTTGGATTCTTTACTTTAATAGTATGAGAAAGTTTGGGCATTGTCTCAAAGAATTTTTCAATCTCTTTAAACTGCTTCGAACTTAAGTCCTCAATGAAGGTAACCATCTCTTTCTTTGTGCAGTCAGAAGCACTCCAAGACTCTTCTTCATTATAAATTTGCTCAACACAGGAAGCAATTAATTGGAATGATTCATCGACACCCATTCCCTCATCAAAACTAAAATTCGTCTTGATGAATTCATCCAATGATGGATATTTCATCCTCATTACCAGATTCTCATCCAGTTTAATGTCTCTAGAGTGCTCTGGATCAACCTGAACCTGAATTTCATCCAAATCAATTTTTGCCTCTACTTGTGTCTCACCATCATCAGGACAAGTAATAAGAACATCTACACTCTCCCCAACAGACTTACCTCTGATATTCAGAAAGAGATATTCAATATCAAAAGTAGACAATTGATCTACCTTAATTCCTCTAGTAAGAATACAATTGCCAATAACAGTTTTAATTGCATTGGTGATCTGCTTCTGATCCTCAGATTCCATTGCAATAATAAGAATCTTTTCTTCTTTAACTAGGAAAGGTCTATATCTTATTTTCTTCTGCGTAGAAGGAAGTTCCAACTCATATGTTGGCGTTGCAATCTTTGGTAAAGGCATAATAACCCGAAAAGTTCAGTTGTAATTATTTATTATCTTCTTATAACCCTTTCATCAAAAGGACCTACAAATTGTGATGCACTTTTTATTCTACCAGAACGTCCAGCCTCATACAATTCATCTAAAGTTTGTTGTGAATTTAATCCCCTTGCCTCAGGTGCTCCTAAGAATCTGTCATCTTTTGGGGGTACTGGTTGTGTTTGAGAATTATCACCAACATTATTCGAACTTCCAGATTTTTTGGCTTGACTTGTAATTTTTCCAGGAATGTATCTTTCGTAGTTAAATGCAATGCTCACCTTCAATATATTTGAAGAATCGTATGATACTGGTAAAGAAGATAAGTTAATAGGAAACAAACCAATAAAATTATATTCGACTTCTCTTCTATGATCTCTATCAAATTTTATAATCTTTGTAGCATTTGATTTGTATTCATCAGGAAATCTCATCCTATAAGAATATTCCCTCAAAGAAGAGTCTTTTTCAGAACCACTAGCAATAAATTCCATCCAGTGCTCTAAAAACTTAAGCATCCTATAATCAGAGTCTACATAAAACTCTAATTGCATTTGGGTAAAGATTCTGGTGTGTGCCATTTTCTCTTGCACACCCATATAGTTACCATTGATATCTGCCGTTGCCAATGAACTTCCTGGAATTGATGCAGAAGAACATAATAATCCGGCACTTTCAGTTACAAATCTCGTATCAACTCCTCTCTCAGCCAAGTAAGACATTAAAGGACCATTCAGTCCACCAAAGATAACTTGATAATGTGATGTTTGAGCAAGATTTGTGATAAGTGGTTTGAATTGTGATATCTTTTTACGTGTTGGCACTCTAAATACCTTATACGAGTCTTACATTATTAAGTATTTAGATGTCATATAAAGGAAAATATCAACCTTCACATCCAAAAAAATACAAGGGTGATCCAACAAATATAATCTATCGTTCTCTCTGGGAGCGAAAGTTTATGGTCTACTGCGATAAGAATGAAAATATTTTAGAATGGGGGAGTGAAGAAATTATCGTTCCCTATCGTTCACCACTAGACAACAGATATCACAGATACTTTCCAGACTTTTATATTAAGGTCAAAGAATCGACTGGTAAAATTAAAAAAATGATTATTGAGATCAAACCATTCAAGCAGTGTATAGAACCCAAAGTCCAGAAAAGAAAGACTAAGGGTTATATCTATGAAGTCGTTGAGTATGCCAAGAATCAGGCAAAGTGGAAGGCAGCAGAAGAATGGTGCCTAGATCATGGTTATGAGTTTAAGGTTCTTACGGAAAACGAACTCGGTATTAAGTAATGCCAAGAAAAACTCTAAAACAAAGAAGAAATCCAACAGATGATAATGATAATCGTGTGCGTGGAGTGATTGATAATCTAATTGGAACAGAGTCCTCAGATGACAAGATGGAGGAACTGATTGGTGTTCTGAGTGAAAGTGGAAGGGTTCCAAGTGCTGGTAAGTTTTATACTTTTTTCTACACTGCCAAGACTAATGGAATACAATATGATGAGTTTCCATTAGTCGCAGTGACGGATGTTTATTCTTGGGGATTTCGTGGTGAAAACTTCCACTGGGGCGGTGAAATGAGAAAGTATAATTATAATCAAGTCGTTGGTCAGTTATATGAAATCTACCCAGAAGAACTTTCTGATGTGGTAGAACTCAGTTTTGGTAAAGTTCGCTCTAAATAGTTAGAAAGCATATAGATGGCCCGATTAAACGGAAATCAGAGGAGAGCACAACAATCTTTACAGAGAGCAGAAAGAGAGTCTAAAGCTGCTCCACCTTTTTATGGTCCAGGAGGAGACCCTTCCGGATCGGGATCCGGGCAAGCACAACAAAAACCAGTAACAACTGCCCCAAAAGGTGCAAAACCAAAAGTTAATACACCCAAATCTGAAGATAAAGTTAATACATCTACAGTAACTAAACCAACTGCAACAAGTTCTATTAGTTCTAATAAGCCAGCAACTTCATTCAGATATCCATATAAAGCATTAGATCCAGATACTGATTATTTAAAAATAGAAATATTAGAATATGTTCCTCTGGGACTTCCACAACAAAACAACACTATAACTGCTTTAACATCATCAAAGAATCAATATAAAGACAAAAATAAGAAAATAATAAGTACAATATTACTACCAATACCACAAAATATTACATCAGTAAATAATACAGGTTGGGGAGAGGATAGTTTAAACAGTCTTGCAGCTTATGCAGTTGGCGCTGCTGGTGATATTATGCAGAGTGGAAATTTCTTCAAAGGAATTGTTGATGCTGTTATAAAAACAGGTGGTGCCGTTAAAGATCTCGCAACTAGTGGTGAAGGACAACAGGTAACAAATACATTCTTTTCTTCTCAAGCGGCAAATTTACTTGGTGCTAATACAAGTTTTTCTGGTCTTCTTGCAAGATCTACTGGACAGATTTTAAATCCAAATACCGAATTATTATTCAATGGTGTAAAGTTAAGAACTTTCAATTTCTCCTTTGATCTAGCACCAAGAAATAATGATGAAGCAGGACAAATTTTAAATATTATACGTGAAATGAAAATTAATATGGCACCAAAAACTTCTACAGAAAGAATTTCTAGTGGTGGTGGAAGTGCATCTGGATTATTTTTAAAATCTCCAAATGTATTTCAACTTACATATATGTCAGGAGGAAGTAAACATCCATTCTTAAATAGTTTTATTATTGCAGCACTTACGAGTGTCAATGTCAACTACACTGGATCAGGAACTTATATGACATATAATGATACGAATAAAACACCAGTTCATATGAAGATGGATTTATCTTTCCAAGAACTAAGTCCTGTTTATGCTGAAGATTACAAAGGAGTAGGAGGAGTAGGTTACTAAAATGGGATACTTTAGAGAACTACCAAACTTACAATACCAGTCATTTCTTTCCGATAGTATTTCTTCTGGAAATTATTTGACGGTTAAAAACTTATTCAGAAGAAACAAACTTCGTGATGATCTAAGTGGTGTCTTTACTCTTTTCAACAAATACGAAATCCCAGAAGGTTCGAGACCAGAACTCGTAGCAGAAGAATACTATGGAAAGGCAGATTTGGATTGGGTAGTTCTGATGACTGCTGGTATTATTAATGTGAGAGATGAATGGCCTTTATCAAACTATCAACTCTACAATTATGCCGAAGAAAAGTATGGAATTGCTGGTTTGAGTGAGGTTCATCATTATGAAACCATCGAAGTAAAAGATTCAAATGGTAGACTCATACTTCCAAAAAGAAAAGTTGTTGATTCCGATTTTATAATTCCAGACCCAGATAATTATGCCGAAACATTGAATCCAGTAAGATCAGTAACAAATTGGGAATATGAAACTAAACTAAACAATGAAAAATCTTCTATCTACCTTTTAAGAACAGAGTACTTGCAACAATTCTTAAATGATATGAGAGAGATTATGTTGTATGATCGTTCTTCTCAATACGTCTCAGAAGACTTAGCAAGAACCGAGAATACCAGGGTCACTATCCCACAATAGTTCTAGTTTTTTATCAAAAACCATTACATACCTATGTTTACGGGAGCGATCTTTCCATTCTCCCTCGGCACCTTTTACTTTGCCACGAGAGTGCTTAGTTCCGTCTGCATAGTAGAAATCTTTTTTTGCATCTGATAATCCACAATACATAAAGTTACAAGCGCGATAGATTGTACCACTATGGCGGTCACTATCAGCGTATGAGATAATTGCTTTGACTTTTGTGTCTTTTCTAAATTTCTTAATCGCTTTTGATACGAACCAAGAAGTGATATTATACTCTCGTTCCTGAGTATCGGGGTGGATGCAGAGTCTTGATAGTTCGAAGAGTCCTTGTTGTTCATGGCGTTCCAATCCAAATGCGCCTTTTGCAATTTCTGGTACAGGAAGTCCAGTAAAAATACAAACTCCCTGAATGCCTCCAATATTTAGAGGTGAAAAGTCATTTTTTTTGTATAGACCGTAATTATAACCAGATTTGAAACCTTTTGATATATCCTTAAGATAATGATACCGCAGAAGTAAATCTGCGGCTTCGGATTTGGTTACACGGTCTATAGTGTAATCAGATTTCATCGACCAAACTTACGATCCATACGAAGTTTAATGTAATACATACCGATGACCCAGAGGGAGAAGAGAAATCCTTCTCCATAGTCTAGTTTCATCCAGGCATCAACTGCCTCGCCCATATCAATCCTCTGCCAGTTTAGCGAAATAGGACATTGCATCATCCTCCTCTTCTTCATGAGTAGAAGAGGAACGAGTGGGTTGCAGAGAATTCAGTTCACCACGAAGATCTTCGGTCAACTCACGGGTAGAACCACGATTCTGTTGACGGAATTCTTCTTCTTCCATTACAGACTCTTCATCTTGGAAACGAGGAGTACCCTTGTTACCAAGGACATAATCAAGACGCTTCTTCAGAGTGTCATAGTCCTTAAACTGATGAGCAGCGACGAGTTCTGCCAGGGAGTATTCCTTCTTCCAGATTGCCTCCATGACATCATCATCGTCCAGGAGAGCATCAGGACGTGCAAACTCAGAAGAGTCGTAGTTGCGATAACCAGCAACGTTCTTTGCCTTCAGTTTGAAGTTAGCACCACCCCAGAAGTCAAAGGGATCGATTGCTTCCTCGTCTTCAAACTCTGGTTGCATTGCTGCAGTCAGTTTGTCAAAGATCTTCTTACCGAACTTATACAGGAAGACTTTACCTTCGTTGTCAGGATTTGCTGGATCCTTGACCACATAGATGTTAGCAATGTAGGTCAACTTACGCTTTTGCTTACGTGCTGCATCTTTACCAGCATCAGTGCCGTTGTTCCACAGCATTGTGTTGTACTCGGAAACAGGATCCTTCTGACCCAAAGTGGTCAGAGAGTTTTCAATATACCAACCACCAGGACCTTGGAAGGCATGACTGTAGAGTTTCACGAACGGAAGGTCCTCTCCTTCGGGAGCAGGGAGGAAACGGATAACGGCATAACCATTGCCGCTTTTGTCGCACTCCAGTTTCCAGAGACGGTCATCACCAGAAGATGAACCATTGTTGTTCATCTTTTCAACTTCCTTGACCAGTTTTGCGGTCAGGTTGCCAAGTTTTGATTGCTTTTTAAGGTCTGCGAAAGACATTTGGATTACCTCGGATTAATTTGGATTTGGGGGATTTACTCGGATAGTATAGCAAGGATTCTCTCAATCGTCAAGATAGTCTTTGAGAGATTCGATTGTTTGTCTCATACTGTCGAATAAAACTGACATATCAGTGTCTGGTGGGAAACCCATCAGTGCCACCGATTTGCGTAGGTTCTCTTTCATCTCAATTGCTTGTGGGTCGTCCGAAAGAGACAATCTAGTATACATGATTCTTTGCTTTTCTAGCAAGATCTGTAATTTTTCAATATGTTCCATTCTGGTCTCACGGTCCATTCCACCAAAGGTCAGGATACTACCATAGATTTCTTCCTGAAGATTATTAATCTCAGTCAGTTCGTCTTGGATAATATCAGATTTGAAAAAGTCACTCATTGATTATAGACCGCAAAATCTTACGATAATT